AAAGTTGATGCAAGGCGAAAAATCTGATATGATATTTACTGACCCTCCATATGATTTAGAAGATTCATATTCACAAAACATTTTTGATTCAGTAAAAGAAGATTCTCACATCTTTATAATGAATTCAGACAAATTGTTAATTGAAAATGTAAATAATGGGTTTAATTGGTTTAGAAAATTCTTTTCTGTTGATTTTAGACAGGCTAGATTAGTTAGTAATAATCAGCCTATGACTAGGGTTGATTTAATAGCTGAATTCTGTAAAGGCAAAACAAAATTTAATAATTTGCATGATGGTTTTTCAACTTTAATAGAGTGTGCAAAAATACATAATGATAATGAAAAAATTAATTTTGGACATAAACAAGCAAAAAAAATAGAACTACCATCAACATTTATTCAACACTACTCAAATGAAAATGAATTAATCGGTGATTTTTTTGGAGGTTCAGGTTCAACAATGGCAGCGTGTGAACAATTAAACAGAAATTGCTACATGATGGAATTAGAACCAAAAAATTGCCAGATAATTTTGGATAGAATGAAAAAGTGTTATAACTTGGATGCCAATAAGTTAAACTAATTTGGATAATAGGATAATATTCTTTACCTTTGAAAAATGGAAAAGAACGGAGAAAATAAAACGTGTACAATTTGTGGTAAGGAATATTATACAAAAAGAAGATACGCCAAATTATCAAAATATTGTTCAAAAGAATGTTGGTCGAAAAGAAACCCGCCTATTGAAATAGAATGTTTAAAATGCGGCAAAACATTCACTGATTACAAGTCAAATAAAAAGAAATTTTGCAGCAAGGATTGTGCTAATAAATTTATGGAGCGAAGGGTAAAATTGACTTGTAAAATTTGCAATAAAGAATACGAGTCGAAGCAATCAAAATCAGAAAGAGGTGGATTTTGCTCTGTTGAATGTAGTTCAATGGCACAAATAGGAGAAAATAACGTGTCATGGCAGGGCGGAAAATCAAAAATGCTGTATGGAGATGGATGGAACAAAACACTAAAGGACGGGATAAAAAAAAGAGATAATAACACTTGTCAAATTTGTAACAAAGTTTATAAAACAGGAAAATCATTTACTGTTCATCACATTGATTATAATAAAAAAAATCACGAAGAAAACAATTTAATATTACTTTGTAATTCGTGTCATACAATGACAAATTTTAATAGAAATAGTTGGATTAATTATTTTAAAAAATAAAAAACATGAATATCTATGAACCCACTGGGCGTGCCCGCGAGTATTCACCATTAGCTCTGAATTATTTTAAGGGTTGCGACAATGGATGTCTTTATTGTTATGTGCCAAACATGCTTAGTAGATTTAACTCAAAGTATGAACACGCATCAGTTATATCTCCTACTGACTTCAAGCAATTAGAACAATCAGCAAGAAAAATGCAAGGATGCGACAAACAGATTTTACTTTCATTTACAGGAGATCCATATTGTAATGCAGAAAATGGAGAAACAAGAAAGGTTCTTGAGATACTTAGTTTTTACGGGCATAAAGTGGCTATTTTAACAAAGAACCCAGAAAAAGCAAAAAAAGATTTAGATGTATTTAAAACATTTGGAGAAAGATTTAAAATAGGATCAACACTTACTTTTGATAATTCTCACGATTCAAGTGTATGGGAAAAAGGAGCAACGTCCCCACAAAGCAGAATTGACGCATTAAAATATTTTGCAGAAGAAGGAGTAAAAACATGGGCATCATTTGAACCGGTTATTGTTCCACAACAATCATTGAATATTCTTTCCAAGGTAATTGAATTTATTGATCATGTTAAAATAGGAAAAATAAATAATTACAAGGGGATAGATAAACAAATTGATTGGTCGAAATTTATATTTGAATCAGTAAAAATATTAAGACATTCAAATATGAACGATAGATTTTATATTAAAAAAGATTTATTAATACACAATATAGGAGTGTATTTGTCAGGTAATGAGATAAATGAGGATTATTTAAATTTATAAAATAAGGGGGGATTTAATCCCCTTTTGTTTTATATATAATAATTAACTAACTTTGTAGTCAATACAGCGATACAACAGCGATGCCAAATGCTAAGAATATAGAGCCTTATAAAATGAAAAAAGGAACGACATTAAATCCTAACGGGAGACCTAAAGGGAGTCGTAATCGGTCGTCTATTGTAAAATATTGGTTGGAAACAGAAAAGAGTATAAAAAATCCAATTACCGGAAAAGAAGAAACACTCCCCATTGAAGATCAAATAACAATAGCACTTATAGGCAAGGCATTAAAAGGAGACGTTAACGCATTTAGGGAGTTGATGGATTCGGGATATGGAAAATTAACAGATAAAACCGAACTCACCGGCAAAGATGGGAAAGAGCTACAATCTAATATTATTGTTCAATATAACGGTACTCCAATAAATCTTAAAGAGTAATGATATTTGATCCAAATAATTTGTTTTTTGAGATGCTCAGAATATTTAAAGAGAATTACTCAAAAGATAATAAGGTGATTATATGTAATGAGGGTAGTTCCAGAAGTTCAAAAACATGGGATTTCTTTCATTTTTTAGTTTTATATTGTAATCATAATCAAGACCAACATAATGAAATATACTTTTTACGTGAGACATTGGCAAACTGTAAGGATTACACGCTAAAAGAGTTTAAGAAATGTTTAATGGTAATGCAAATTTGGGATGATAATAACTTTAAATCACCTCAAAAACCTGAATATAATCTTTTTGGAAATGACATTTATTTTAGGGGATTAGATGATTCCGCAGAAGGCTACCCGTCTGATATTATATTTATAAATGAAGCATTAGAAAATCAGAACAAAGAAAAGGTTGACACGCTTAGAATGAGATGTAGAAAACTTATAGTGATGGATTGGAATCCTAAATATACGCAACATTGGTGTTTTAATTTAGAGGGTCAACCAAATACCTTTTTTACTCATTCAACATATAAGAATAACAAACACTTACAATTATCTGTAATAAAAGAGATAGAGAGTTACGATCCAAGTAATCCAGATAATATAAAATTTAATACAGCAGATGATTATAGATGGAAGGTTTACGGACTTGGAGAAAGAGCAGCCCCGGAGGGCGTAATATTTAAAAATATCGCTTATATTGATATATTCCCAGAAATAGGTTATCATTATGGTATGGACTTTGGATTTACCGTTGATCCAACAGCTATTGTTAAATATGCAGAAACAAAAACAGATATTTACATAGAGTTACTTTGTTATCAACCTATAGAAACCCCTAATGAAATAGACTTATATGGTAAGGCAATAGGTATAAATAAACGATTACCAACAACAGCTGATAGTTCAGATAAACACGTGTCAGAAAAAAATGGCACTGTTGAAATGGTTAACGGATTACAGTTATTGGGTTGGGAAATAACTAAAGTCAGTAAAACAAAGTCTGTAATGTTTTGGGTTAACTCTATGAAAGCAAAGAAAATCAATATAATTAAGAATAACTTACAGCATTTTGCAAAGAAAGAAGCTGAAAATTATAGGATGAAAATGATTAACGGAATAGCGATTAATCAACCCGTAGATGCTTTTAATCATTTTTGGGATGCTGCAAGATATGCGCATATGTCTGAAAATTCAGAAGATTCTTTCTGGTAATAAATAACTATATTTGATTCCTCTTTTAATCCACATTAAATACTACTTTCAGGCCGCTCATTTAAGGGCGGCTTTCTTCTTTGTGAAATATTTTAATAAAAAAAGACATTTATATACTTATTTCTTTTAACTTTGTAGAAATTTATTTGTACATGATAGATTTAGATAGAGTTCATAAGATTATAAAAGCCGGTAGACCGTCTTGGGTTATATCCGCAGAAAATGACTACAAAAAATATAACACTCATATTAATGGCGTTGGCACTGCTGACTATCTTCATCAGATGCAGAAGTTTGAAAATACAGAGCAGTACGAAGCACGCAAACAATTAGCTACATCAAATAGGCATTTATTTGTCAATCTTGCAAGACCAATTGATAAAATATTTACAGCTACAGGAGGCACATCTATATATCCAAAAACCAATAAAGAAAACATAATTGCGAAAATATCTAATTTTAGGGATGGATTTAATATTAGAAAATGGATTCAATCGGTTTTGGCAAATCGCATTTATGTAGACCCTAACGGAATTATATTTTATGAATGGAATAAAGAAACATTTACACCTTCAATAAAAAGTATATCATCAATATTCAATTATACGTCAATAGGTAGGCAAGTTAATGAGGTTATATTTATGCCTACTGATTCAAGAGATGGAAAAGCAAAGATATACAGATATGTAGACAATGAGTTTGATTACACCCTTATTGTAACAGAAAAAAGTATATCTATTGATCCTGAAAAGACTTATAAAAATCCTTTCGGAAAATGCCCGGCAATTGTGAATAGTAACATAACACATTTTGAACTTGATAGAAAAGATTCACCTTTTGCCCCGGTAATTGAATTAGCAGATCATTATTTGCGTACTGGATCGGTAAAGAATATTTATGAGAATTATCACGGTTATCCGATATTCTGGGCGTATGGTCAACCTTGTAAGTTGTGTCACGGTGAAGGATCAATAACTACAAATAACGAAGTTCACCGATGCCCTTCATGTGATGGATCAGGAACATCATTTAAAAAAGATGTAACAGATGGAATAAAACTTAAAGTCCCTTCTGACGATAAGCAAAAGATAAGCCCCGATGTTGCTGGTTATGTACAGCCAGATTTGGAGACTTGGAGAGAGCAAAGGGCAGAATTAAAAGACTTAAAGGAGCAGATGTTTTTTACTCTTTGGGGAACGACATACGTAAATGACCAAGAGACCGCAACGGCAACATGGATAAATGCACAGCCAGTAAATGAAGCACTATATCAATTCTCTGAATTATTTGAGGACATTGAACAAAAGATGACAGAATTAATATGTCTATTTTATAATAAGTCTATCAATGATGTTAGCATTAATTGGGGCAAAAGATTCATGATTGAAAGTCCTGATGCTTTATGGAATAAATATATTAATGCAAAAAAAGAGGGAGCAAATAAAACAACACTTAATTACCTACTTCATCAATTTTATCAATCTGAATATGCTAATGATAAGCATAGTTTAATGACTATTGAGAAGTTATTAGTAATAGAGCCGTTTATTCATTTAACAGAAAAAGAGGTTAAGGATTTAGGTGTTTCCGGATTCGAGTTAAATAAAAAGATATATTTTAACGAATGGATTTCAAGTTTAGTTGATGGTTACATTTTTGCCACTGATGCAAAGAAACTATTAAAGGAATTTGAAACATATGTAATGACAAAAGATAAGCCTGAAGAAAAACAGGAAAGTACTAATTTAAAAAACGAAGAAGATGTTATTTAAAGAAATTGTTGCAAAAAGTCATGTTGATGGGGGTAAGGCTCATCAGGAGGGCGAATTTATTCGCCTTGTAAGTCTATCACAGAATGAGGCTAATATTTTGAATGGTCTTATTGGTAATGGAAGCACTCATAAATTTAGGTATGAAAAACACATTGAAAAAGAAAAGGTAAATGAAAAAGACGTGAGAAAATCACTCTTTGAAGCAGCTAAAAATTTAGGGTTGACACCTATGAAAAACATAGACACGCAGAAATTAAAAGATCTGGTTGAGAATACACTTGCTGAATTAAAGGGGGGAGGCGAAAATGCTTAATGATGCAACAATAAAGGTATTAGCCGAAAGAGCCGGAGTAAATTACTCTACTCTATTATCTGCTATTAAGGCAACCGAAGATAAGGAAATTGAGATCGAAGGCTCTGGGTCATTTTTGACTACAGATGAATTGACAGCCATTGAAGAAAGAGGAAAGAAAAACGGGTATAAGGATGGCAAGACTGCAGCAACTGAAATGCTAATCAAAGAAATCAGGGATGAAGAAGGATTAACATTTGAGGGTAAAACAAAAGACAATCTTTTAAAATCACTTAAAGAAAAATATCAAGCCGAGGGAGGCAAAGAACCTACAAAGGCTATTGATGACCTGAAAAAAGATAAAGAAAAACTACAAGAGTTACTCAATGAAAAAGACGGTGAAGTACAAAAGCTCAATAGTCGTATAAATGAGATATTTGTTGAGAGTGCAGTAAAAACAAAACTACCTGAGAAACTTGAAAACGGTTTAAGTAGAGATGATCTTTATACTCTTTATCTTGCTAGTCGTAAAATCAATAAGACGGATAATGGCATTGAGCTTATTGATATTAAGACAAATGAAACCATCAAAGATAAAAAGTTAAATCCTATATCTATTGATGATGACATTAAATCATATCTTGAAAGATTTGGTGTAACACACGAACAAGGCAGAGGCGAGAAAGACAATGTTCCGAAAACTCACAATAACA